CGCACCCGCCGACCGAGGACGTTAGCGACGAATGCCATCGTCGACGACGTGTTCGCGTCAATCTTCGCTGGCGTGAAGAAGCCCGCTGACGCAGAGCGTGCGATGTCGAAGCCTGTAAAGGCCAAGACTGCAGTACCTGTCAGGATGGCGACTGGACTGACTGCCGCAGACATGCGCGCAGATGGTCCTGGGCTCGTCGTTGGGCACGCAGAACACAACCACCTCATGCACGCCTTGCATGGGAACACGACGACTGTGGCGACTCCCTCGGCGAAGGGAGCGCCGGGTACCTCGTCCTCGCCGCCTTTCAAGCAGGATCGCACGTTTCTGATCGAGGAGGTCGATCAGCAGGGGAACGCCTCGATACAGCACGCCGGTCGTGCTAAGGCGCTTGAACAGTGGACCAAGTGGGGTCAGACCTGGGCGAAGTGGTGGAGCGAGATCCAGGTGGGACCTGCAAGGTACGAGTCGCCCTTCGTATACTATCCGCCGTCGATGGAGTTTGCGGGTCGTATCATCTCTCCCGACTATGCGAGGAAGGAATGGCAGGTCACGCTGCCAATTCTAGTGATGCGGGACGGGGGGCAGGTCTATTCGTACAACGGGCAAGAAGGCGTAAACCTTCTATCCGGGCACGGCCTGACCTGGATGTGGCCTTCAAACCTGGCGATGGGGGCTGGCATCCTGAACGGGATCCGGTCGAAGGGCATCGACAAACCGCTCTCTCTGGAGCAGATGAACTCTCTCATCGCTCAGACACCATCGCTCGGCACGGAGATCAAGCTCGTGAATAAGCAGATCAAGTCTGGATTCACTAAGATCCTGAATCCGATCACCGCGCAGCGGAGGCCAGGGTACAATGAGGTGCTCCGGCGGTACTCAGCGATGCTGCGCCAGGTGGACGACGAGTACCAAGCGCAGAAGCGCATCCTTGACGAGATCCAACTTCGCAAGGATGCCGTCCTTCAAGAGAGGGACCGCGAATTGCGCGCGTTGGACCCCCTCATGGAGGGCGGACGCTTCTCGCTCGAGGAGCAGATGCGCAAGTTCGGGCTCGAGGACCTTCCGCTGGCAGCGCCGCGGGCGCAGAAGGGTCCCAGTCCTGCAGTGCCGGACAAGTCGGCAGGCCCATCCGCAAAGGGGCTTTTCGACTTCATCGATGATGAATAGGATTGGAGCTCCGGTCTACGTTTAGGTTTTAGTGGGGTTGATGTGTCTGATGTAGCGAGTGATTTTGACGATAGGTCTACGCGCGCGAGTGAGTGGAATCCAGCCATTTACAAGCGTACTAAGCCACAAATCGTGACAGGGTTAGAGTGTGTGGGATTTTCTGGGGGCATGAAGTATAATTATCAGGAACCTGAGACAGCGAGATCTTCGTTGTTTGAGGAGTTCTTCTCCGTGCATGAGCGGTCGGCGCTTTGGTGGCCTACTAGCGAAGAGAGCTGGCGAAAGGAGTATCGCCCGCCAAGTCTAGACGACATAGTACAGCACATGAACAGATTCGGGGGTCAGAGGAAGTTTGATGAGCAAATCTTCGCTCTGTATGTTGGTACCGCAATGAGACGGATGACCGCATATGAGGGCGTGGGTTCCGCTGTCCGATTTACCAACTGGCTAACTCATGAGAATCTTGTGAACGTGCGCGTACCGTCTACGACTTCGGCTGGCCTCCGGTGGAGCAAGCTAGGATTCAAAAGTAAGTTATCGGCACTCGCTCCTGCGATTGAGGAGGCCTCTAGGGACATGAACGGGCTTAGACTAGGCCGGAGCTATGAAACACCTCCGTGCAAAGTCGCTGCGCGGGGTAAACTTGTAGATGTAGGTAGAGAGCTGGGAAAGAAAGAAGGTAGGCTCGTCCTGGTGCCGGATCTGAAGAGGCATCTCATGGGATCGCTCGCCTCCGTGCCTTACAGTAAGCTCGTGAAGAGCTTCTCTAAGGACAACGGTGGTGTGATGATTGGCATGGGGCCCTTTGACGACTGGTACCAGCATCTGGCCCAAGCCATTCAGGGAGAGAGGAAGCCGTTGTTCTACGTGTGCGCTGATTTCTCTGGTTACGACCAGACGGTGCCGGCTCCCGTCCTTGCTGCGGCTATGGCACGGATCAGAAATCGATTTTTCGAGGAAGCAGGATCGGAGGCGTACTGGGACAGCGAATATGAGCATCTTGTGAACACCGTAACAGCTATGCCCAATGGGCAGCTGTATCGGAAGGAGCGGGGTGTTTCTAGTGGCGACCCCTGGACGTCTCAGGCCGGGTCCGAGGCGAATTGGTTGATGCACGAGGTAATCTTTGATCTTTTGGGGTGGGATGCGCGTGCTTGGACGTTTGGTGATGACGTCGTGTGTGCCGTCTTCAAGACGGAGAGGGAGATGACGCACAAGCAGGTAATGGTGCAGTACGTGGGAGCATTTGAGGGCGTCTTCGGCATGGAAGTCAAGATGTCGGATTCGTATGTTACGGAACATCTGGTGATAGACGGGACCTCCCCAGTTGAGGGGGCCTCCGTGAAGTTCCTCGCCAATTACTTCATGCGACGCGGTGATTTCATTCGCCCGGTGCCAGCGTTTGAGCGTGTCGTCGAGGGAATGATGTATCCTGAGCACAACAAATTCGACATCCTTGAGAGTATGTCGAAGGAGGTACTAGAGAGGTACCTCTCGTATGAGTTGATGCGAACGTCCTCCTACTATCTCACGTCGTACTACAATCCGATGGCACGGGCAATGCTGGAGCGCTACTACAACTGGTTGCGTGCGAAGTTGGACAAGGAGCCCATCTTTTCCGCGCCGGATTGGACGCAGTACTTCAAGTATCTCGACATTCCAACCTACCAACCGCTCAACTGGGT